ACCCATACCAATCAATTACTAATACCAAGATTGAGCCGACAGTAGTTAGCTATACCCATCCAGTAAAAGAACTAACAAACGAGGAAATAGGACAGTTAAAAGGCGAATGGTACAGGGGTAACTATGCTTCTTTTTACGATTTAGTTAGAGCAATACTAAGAAAGGCGCAAGAATGAACGCAAATGAACTAGCTGATGCACTAGACGATGTTGTTGCAAACTATATTCAGATGATTGCAGATGTAGATTTTAGTGATGTAGCCACCATGCTACGCCAGCAAGAAGTAGAAATTGAAAGAGTGGTAAGTAAATATGAAGAAATGATACGCCAGCAACAAGATGAAATTGAGGCGTTAAAAGAAGCATTAGAGGTAAAAGTCATTCTTAACGAACACGCACAGCAATCAATAAAAGAAGTTAAGGGTTTACTAAGAAAGGAACAAGAGAAATGAGTACACAAATCATCAACCAACTAGGGTCTGATGTAAGACGCCTACACAATGAAGTAGTAGAGTTAACTGCCTGTAACATGGCAACCAATGAAATACAAACCGAGTTCATGTCGCAACTGCTATCCCTTATCAACAGAGCACTAGACGCTGAAGAGATGGTTGAGAAACTGTTTAAGTTAATTGAGAAAAAGTAGTTAAAAAACAACAGTTAAAATTTGTAGTAAAATTACCGAAGTATTACAAACAAAGGAAAAGTTATGCCAGATATTCAAACTGAAGTACAAAAAATCATCAACAGTTGGAACCTCCCAGTAGAAGAAGTTACATCTACGCCAGTAACAGAGAAAAAATCTTTCTGTGAATCTGTATACGAGCACATCAAAGCCAACCCCCAATGCAGTCTAGATTCTTTACGCATCGCATTTAATATCAATAAAGACGATGTTGCAGGGCTAGCCTCATCACTTAAAACCCTATACGACCGCCAGCTAATTGGTCGTGCCCCGATTCTAAACAAGAACTACAAAGGGTTTGGTAGACGCATGGTATTCGTATACTGGGCGGTAGCTACTACATACACAACGCAGGTCAAGGGGCTTTACAGTAAGAAGAAAAAGGAAGTTAAGGTAGTAAGCAAGAGGTATGTTAGCGTGAAGGAAGCGACTAAGCGTATGAAGCAAGCAACAAAAGACGCTGAGAATGTCGAGAAGTTCACTAAGCCTGCGGTTTTGCCTGCTCATACTAGTGTGAAGGACTTAGTAAATAGCCTTAACATCTACCAAGCACGCGAGCTATGGGCTGAGCTTAACCAAGTGTTCGGAAAGCAGATTAAGTAATGACTATATTTGCCACCCAGCATATTAGAGATGAGGTTGGCGTGTCTTGGGGCGAGGAGTATGTTATTGGTTTGGTAGAAAAGACTGAGCCTATAACAACTACTCGGCTTCTAGCTTTAGTTAATAAGCAAGGGGCGATGGTGGCTACCACTGCGCAATACCACGTCAATTCTGCCATAGCTAAAAAGCTTATGCACAAGTACAACGAATCTGACGACAAAAGAAGCGTGTATCATGCGCTAACTGATAAAGGAAGGGAATTTATGAAGGAGCTACGCAATGCAGTTAAGTGAGTTGGAAGTACTAAAGATAGTCAGGGAAAATGCGGCGCTATGTAACTTAGAGGCTGAGGTTATTCTTGCACTTAAGGCGGAAGCTGTCGGCGATTTTCAGATGCTAGATAAACAACGATTTCAGATAGTAACTTGTTTACAACGGATCGACGAAGTTAGGAGACGCAATGCGGAACTACAATGAGCATGACACCCGAAGCCAAGGTCAAGAAGAAGGTGGTCAATGTACTTAACTCTTATGGGGCGTATTATTTCTACCCTGTTACTGGAGGTTTTGGGCGTAGTGGTGTACCTGATATTGTGGCTTGTTACCTTGGTTTGTTTATTGGCATCGAGTGTAAGGCGGGCAATAACAAACCTACTCCTCTCCAAGAAGCGCAAATGGCGTTAATACGAAAGGCTGGCGGAGTAACAATGGTCGTAAACGAAGATAACATTTATGATGTTACTGACACTTTGCAAGAACTAAAGGATCGACATGGAATCTAATGAAACCTACAAAGCAGTACAAGATATACTGAATGACTGCGTAGACGAGGAAAAGAATTCCTGTGCCATTGTTGTAGGCTACGACTACGATTCTCAGGTAGTTAAGATTTATGGAATTAACATCGAAGAATGGGAAGTTCCTGAGCTACTGCACGATGCGGCTGAAACAACTGGGTTCTATGTAAAGCAACACATGGATAACCGAACATTAAACTAAGGAAAACAAATGAGTAGTAAACCAAAAAGAGTAATCGAAGAAGATAAATCCGACCCAATCAAATGGGCACAACCAAGAACTGTAAATACTACAATCATCTACAAACCAACAATCCACCCTCGCGAACGCGATTTAAAAACGTTTAGAAGTGCCCCAAGTCTGGTTACTGGGGGGCATGTATGAATGTTCCTTACGATAACGGCAAGATAAAAATGGGTATTAACTACCGCCCTGATCGGCGACCACCGATTGATGGGGATATGGAGATTCTACAAACAGCCCTTATAGGAAACATTAAAGAAATTAAAAGACGCAAAACGGTTTCAGTAGTATATGTGGGTGTGCTTGTAGCCACCCTATTTGGTGTATTTATATTTAACTAAGGAACCCAATGGCAAACAAACCATTTGACCGACTACTGGTCGTGGACTTTGAGACAAGATGGGATAGGTCAGACTACACCCTATCTAAGATGACAACGGAGGAGTACATTCGTGATGATAAATTTAAAGCATTTGGAATTGGTTGGAAAGAGTATGGCGATGACAAGTCGCATTGGGTTACGCATGAGAACCTCCCTCAATGGGTCGAGTCAGTTGATTGGAGTCGGACGGCGGTGCTTGCGCACAATGCCCAGTTTGATGTGGCGATTTTGTCATGGGTTTACGGCGCGCATCCTATTTTTATTTTTGATTCTCTATCTATGGCTCGTGCTCTTAGGGGCGTTGAGGTCGGAAACAGCCTCGCCAAACTCGCAGAATACTACGAGCTCCCACCAAAAGGGCAAGCAGTCTACTCTACCGACGGCTTGGAGGAACTACCGCTAAACATAGAGGAAGAGCTAGCGACTTATTGTCTTCATGATGTGTTCTTGTGCGAAGCAATATTTAATAACTTAAACGAGGAAATAACGGGTGGCTATCCAAAAGGTGAGCTAAAGCTTATCGACCTCACACTAAAAATGTTTATTGACCCCGTCCTTGAACTTGATAAGGAGATGTTGAATGAAGCCATTATTGATGAGCGTACCAAGCGCGAAGCGATCCTTGCAAAAGTTAACGTTGATGAAACGGCGCTGGCTAGTAACGATCAGTTTGCTCAAGTCCTTACCTCACTTGGGGTATCCCCCCCAACAAAAATTAGCAAGACGACTGGTAAAAAAGCTTTCGCTTTCGCTAAAACGGATGCCCTCTTCCAAGCACTGCTTAATTCAAACAACGAAGACGTATCGCTTATTTGTGAAGCGAGGCTTAAAGTTAAGTCGACACTTGAAAGAACGCGAGCGCAAAGGTTCGTGGATATATCAGAACGAGGTACGCTACCTGTCCCGCTCAATTATTACGGCGCCCACACCGGTCGTTGGTCAGCGTCCAAGGGTTCGGGGCTTAATCTACAAAACCTCAAGCGGGGCTCTTTCTTACGTAAAAGTATTCAAGCTCCGACAGGGTACACGCTCGTTGTTTGCGATCTCTCGCAGATCGAGCCGAGGGTTCTCGCGTATCTTTCAGACTATGATGCCCTTCTTGGAATCTTCGCATCGGGACAGGATGCGTATGCGGCGTTTGGAGCGCAGATGTTTGGGATACCTAACCTCAATAAGAAAGACCATGCGGATCTCCGCCAATCAGCAAAGTCAGCTCTCTTAGGATGTGGCTATGGCATGGGTTGGGCTAGCTTTGCGGCTCAATTATTGACGGGCTTTCTAGGTGCGCCCCCTACGATGTACGATAGAGCGTTTGCTAAACAGCTTGGTGTTACTGGCCAAGACATGCAAGACTTTATTGGGTGGGATAAGAACTTAGAAAAGATGCGGGCTATACCTCACACTTGTACGGAGGACGAGCTATTGATTCATTGCGTATCTGCCAAGAAGATCATCGACATCTATAGAAGTAAAGCCCAACCAGTTGTTGCTTTTTGGCAACTATGTAGCGATGCTATTTTGACTTGCTTATCTAGGGGTAAAGAACATCCTTACAAGTGCATTAAGTTTGCCAAGGAGAGCATTGAGCTACCTAGTGGGCTGTCTTTAAGATACCCAAACCTTGAAGGAGTAGCTGACAACAAGGGTAGAATCCAATGGCAGTATGGTGGGGATGATAAGAACAAGCCTAAGAAGTTGTATGGTGGTAAAATAGTAGAAAATATTGTGCAAGCAGTAGCACGATGTGTCATGACGGATGGGATGCTACGGATACAAAAGAGGTATCCGTGTGTACTAACTGTGCATGATGAAGTTGTAGTGCTAGTTCCCGAGACAGAAGCCGTAGAAGCTGAAACTTGGGTACACGCGCAGATGGTAGCAGATCCTAAGTACATGTCAGGAATCCCTCTTGACGCTGAGACCGGCTGTGCCAAACGATATGGAGAAGCGAAGTGACCAAACGATTTGCAGTACCAAAGGTAATAACAATAGGCAAAACCAAAATCAAAGTAGAGCTATACGATAGTGTGTTTGTCGGTAGGGATGAGTGCCGAGGTGCATATAACTACAGTAACCACACTATATCCATTGCTAAGCAGGCGGCATCGCGGCAACATAATACTTTGTGGCATGAGATTGTTCATGCTATTTTGTACGATATGGGTGAGTCCAAACTAAACGCCAAGGAAACATTTGTTAGTGGGTTTGCCGACCGCCTTGAACAAGCCATACGAACAGCGAAATTCTAATGACTACAATTAAGTGGAGCCATTCAGGGCTTAAAGATTACGAAGGTTGTGCTAGGCGGTTTCATGAAGTCAAGGTACTTAAAAACTACCCCTTCACTGATACTGTCCACACTATCTACGGTAAACAAGTGCATGAAGCGGCAGAAGTTTACGTTAAGGATGGCACACCCCTGCCCCCTGAGTATGACTACATGAAGCCAGTACTGGATAGCCTACTTAAAAAAGAAGGACGCAAGTTAGCTGAGTATGAGATGGGGTTGAGGGTCGACCTCTCCCCATGCGGTTTTAAAGATGACGACGTTTGGGTACGCGGTATCGCTGACTTACTTATTATTGATGACGATGGCTTAAAGGCTTGGGTTATTGACTATAAGACAGGCAACGACAAGTATCCTGACCGAGATCAGCTAATCCTAATGTCTTTGATGGTGTTTGCTCACTTCCCCCACATACGGCAAGTTAACTCAGCCCTGCTATTTGTAGTTAAAGGTAGCGCGGTTAAGCATAAAATGCTGTTAGAAGACGCCCCTTACCATTGGAATAAGTATAGAGAACGGGTTGCCAAGCTCGCCTCTAGCCACGACAATGACATATGGAATCCAAATAGCACCCCGCTATGTGGGTGGTGTCCTGTAAAAAGCTGTGAGTTTCACCGCAAACGTTATTAAGAGAGAACAAAATGGTTTATAAAAGAGACTACAAAGCTGAGTATGCAAACTACGACGGCACAGAAGTTGTAAAAAAGAAACGCGCCCAACGCAATAAAGCTAGACGTATGCTTGAGCGTGAAGGTGTAGTAAGTAAAGGCGATGGTAAAGACGTAGACCACACCAAACCTTTGAGTAAAGGCGGTAAGACAGTACGAAGTAATCTTAGAGCTAAGAGCGCTAGTGCTAATAGAAGTTTCCCAAGGAAGGCAGATGGCTCAATCAAATAAGGAGGATATATGAGCGATACAAACAAAGGAGCAGGGACAGAATATCAGTGGTATACCGATGACACGGTTTTGAAAAAGCCCTTACGGCTACATGGACACCCATCACTACCGCAAGGTATAGGAGATGTAAACAGTACAGCAAAAGGATCAGGCGCTAGGTTCAACGGCGGTAAAGCTGATCTTAGTTTGATCCCCCTAACTACATTGGAAGATGAGGCTAGAGTTTGGATGTATGGTAAAGAAAAGTATGCGGCTTGGAACTGGGCTAAAGGAATGCCTTGGTCTGTGCCCTTAGCTTGTGCGTTGCGCCACATATCTGCGTTTCAGGCTGGTGAGGATATTGATGCTGAGTCAGGTCAACCGCACTTAGCCCACGCTATGTGTAACTTGAGAATGCTAACGCTATACGCTAAGACGTACCCCGAAGGCGATGATCGCCCACCAAAAGAACTTATGCCATGAGGCAAACTAAACTAGGGAGTTTTTATGAAGCGTGCATCAATGTATTTATTGGCTTTGGTATTAACTACTGCGCTAATTTACTTATTTTGCCTTTGTTTGGATTCCATATCACACTTAGTGAGAACTTTTTCATGGGATTACTGTATACGGTTATTAGTGTTATCCGTAGTTATGTGGTTAGGCGTTGGTTTGATGGGAAAATACATGCTACGGCATTGAGAATGGCAAAGGAAAAAGAATGAGAGATGGCGGCAAAGGCGATTCACCTCGCCCATTAGGTGTAGAACTAGAACAGTTTGATAAAAACTTTGAAGCAATCTTTGGTAAGAAAAAACAAACAACACTAAAAGATTACATCGACCAAAAAGAAGAGAGAAACGAAGATGGAAATAGTAGAGAACAAAGCTCTAGTATTTAGGACGCGTGACCCCGATAAGTACAGTATTATTCCGCGCAGTAAGATAGTTGGTGAGAATGGTGGTGTATATGAGATGGCAGTATTTTGGGGTCTAGAGGAAGTAAGGGTATTAAGAAACTTAGGTGTTAAAGATTTAGTCTCGCCCATAACGGCTAGGTATGATTGGCCAGGCAGGCATAGACCTTTTGCGCATCAGGTTGAAACATCCTCCTTCTTAACACTTAACCCAAGAGCGTTTGTATTTAATGACCCGGGAACTGGTAAGACGCTTAGTGCTTTATGGGCGGCGGATTACTTGATGCGGTTAAAGAAAGTCAGACGTTGCTTAATATTGTGCCCTTTATCAATCATGCACGATGCTTGGATAAGCGGTATATCTAACAGCATAATCCATAGGTCTGCAATTGCGGCGCACCATGCTCAGGCTAGTCGGCGTATCGAGATGGTTCAAGGCGACTATGAGTTCGTTATCGTTAACTACGATGGGCTTAACTTAATTGCCGAGGAAGTTGCACGCGATGGGCGGTTTGATTTAGTCATAGTAGATGAAGCCAACGCATACAAGAACGCATCAACTAAACGATGGAAGTCCCTTAATAGAATTCTGCACCCTGATTCAATGTTGTGGATGATGACAGGAACTCCTTCTGCGCAATCGCCTGTGGATGCGTATGGTTTAGCTAAGTTAGTTAACCCGACTGGTGTACCAAAGTTTGCTACTGCATGGCGCGATAAGGTTATGAAAAAGCTTACCCAATTCAAATGGGTTCCTAAGAGCGGGGCGGCTGAGGCGGTATTTGCTGCGTTGCAACCTGCCATTAGGTTTACCAAAGAAGAGTGTACAGACCTACCACCAGTACTAACTGAGACACGAGAGATACCCCTAACCCCACAGCAAGTCAAGTACTATAAGCTCCTCAAAGAGCGCATGGTTATGCAGGCTTCGGGCGAGACTATCACGGCAGTTAACGCCGCGGCTGGTGTATCCAAGCTACTACAGATTTCTGCTGGTGCGGCATACACCGACAACCATGAGGTCGTGGAATTTGACTGCGCTCCTCGCTTGAATGTTTTGCTAGAAGTGTTGGAAGAAACCAACAGAAAGGTGATTGTATTTGCACCCTTTAGGCACAGCATTGAGACCATCCACGAGTACCTTCTTAAGCATAACGTGGCGGCAGAGGTGATTCATGGTGACGTATCGGTTAATAAGCGTACCGATATATTTAAACGGTTCCAAACAGAACCTAATCCGCGTATACTGGTAGTTCAACCCCAGTCAGCCTCTCATGGGGTAACGCTTACAGCCGCGGATACAGTAGTATTTTATGGCCCCGTTATGTCTGTAGAAACCTATCTACAGTGTATTGCCCGAGCAGATCGTATTGGACAGACAAGTACGAATGTTACTGTGATACACTTACAAGGTAGCGATATAGAAAAGCGGATGTTTGCGCAGTTAGAAAAGCGTGTTGAAGGACATGACATTCTGCTCAATCTGTATAAGGAGGAGATAGGCAAAATTTAAAAACCCATTATCGGGTTGTACAGCTGTCTGTATTGATGTATAATTATTGACAAAGGAGGAAGTATGTCAGACGAAGTGATTCCGCTAGACAAACTAGCAAAGATATATCGCAAGATATACAGCAGGACTAATGAGCTTACGACGGAGTATGAGTCCAAGCTTGAGGAACTTAAATTGCAGCAGGAAGAAATTAAGAACGCCATGAAGGATCAGATGGTGGCGCTCGGTCTTCAATCTGTGCGAACAGATGAAGGCACTATTATCTTGTCGCAAAAGACGCGCTACTACACAGACGACTGGGATTCATTCAAGACGTTTGCGATAGAGCACGATGCGCTTGATCTTTTTGAAAAGAGAATTGCTCAAAAGAATATGGCAATGTTTTTGGATGAAAACCCTGGCGTTGTACCAATGGGTTTAAACTCCATGTCCGAAGTATCAGTATCAGTACGCAAACCAACTAAATAAGGAGAAGTACATGAGCGACGCTCAATTAACACCAGAACAACAAGCAGTAGAAAATGCCGCACGTAACATCATGCTTGAACTTGACCTACGCAGAATGGCTCTAGACACAGCCGCAAAGTGTATGTATGAAGGTAGCGCCTATGAAGTTACCGAAGTAGCGGCAACATATTTAGAATTTTTACAAACAGGCGAAGCAGTAGCTAAGCCAACTTCAGGAGTAGCAACAAATGAGTAAAGAACTCACAGCATTTAACCCCGCCCAACTACCAGCATTTGCTAAGACGGTAGAGATTTCTGAATTAGCGAGAAGCTTATCAGGCGGTGGCAGTGGTAATTTTGGTAAGCGCATCTCCGTTAAAGGCGGTGTATTTCGTTTAATGTCAGGTAGTGATGAGGTAGCAGCTATCGAAGACCGCCATCTTGATGTGGTGATTGTTCAAGCCGCCCCAAAGATCAGCCGTACATATTACGCTGGTAGCTATGAAGAAGGCGCATCTAAGGCCCCCGATTGCTGGTCTGCTGACGGTGAAAAACCCGATGCATCCGCTAAAGAAGCGCAAGCTAGTAACTGCGCGTCATGCCCACAAAATGCCAAAGGCTCCGGTCAAGGTGATTCCCGTGCGTGTCGTTTCAGTCAGCGTCTTGCGGTTGTATTGTCTAACGATGTAACTGGCGATGTTATGCAGTTAACCCTATCTGCTACATCAATCTTCGGTAAAGAAGAAGGCGACAAGCGCCCACTACAAGCGTATGCAAGATTCTTAGCCGCGCAGAGCATTAGCCCCGAGACTGTTGTTACTCGGTTGCGTTTCGATACTAAAGCCGCAGTACCTAAGTTGTTCTTCCAGCCTATGCGTTGGTTGTCTGAGGAAGAGTATGAGAGCGTCAAGGAAAAGAGCGAGTCTAAGGAAGCTAAGCAGGCGGTTACAATGTCTGTCTCCCAAAGTGCAGGTACAAAGAAAGCAGCTCCAGCATTAGCTGCACCTAAGGAAGAAGCGGAGTCGTTTGATGAGCCTGAGAAGCGTAAGCCTACAGTTAAACCATCAGCGGTACCAAAGAAGAAAACTGGTGACTTAGCTTCTGTTGTTGATGAGTGGGATACAGACGATGAGTAAAATTATCGTAGCCCTTGGGCTGGTCTTAGCGGCATCCGCTGTTTATGCTGGATGTATGACAAACACTGATATGCAAACAGGACGAATCTGTACTATTTGCTGTGATTGGTCTGGCAACTGTTTTACGACCTGCTCAGGATAAAGTTTACGGGGAGGCTGACACTATTCAGCTCTATGGCTCTTAGAGATTTCAGACTAAAAAGACTGTCTCCCCACCCTACAAATAAGAAAAGACTATGGCTTACTCAGAAACAATAAGGCAGTCCACCGCTAAGGCGGAGAAGACTCTAGGCAATCAGCTAGGTCGATGGGCTATTAAATTAAATTTACCTGTAATTCAGATTTCGCAATACACAGGCGCAACAAGACAGACGGTTTATAACTGGTTCGCTGGAACCGAAGTTACTCCATCGTACAGAACGAGCGTGACCAACTTGTTACGCATACTACAAACAAGCAGTACTGTTGAAGAGGCAATGAAAAAATGCAAGCAGAACAAATAAAAGAATCGGCAATATCGCCAACTGCCTTAACCGACAAAGAACTAATTAGCTTTGCAGAACGCTACCTTGATACTGGCATGCCGTTAAGTTTTCAGAAGGAATTACTAAAAAGATTCAATCAACGCATTAACGGTTAACCCAAGGAGCATTTATGAAGTCGCAGGAATTCCTAGCGACTGTGCTTCCGTCTTCGGGTAAATATTGCGCCTGCGAACTTAGCACAGCTAAAAAAGAACATGTCTTTGTTGACACGATTGATGAACTGTATAGCAACGCTACACACTTTAGTGGAGAAGGTTTAAACGCTTTCTACGCCTTAGCATCATTCAACACAAGTGGCAAGCGATTAGCCACAAACGCATTAAAAATAAAATCTTTATTCTTGGATATTGATTGTGGTGAAGGAAAGGATTATCCTAATAAGCAGGCGGCTGCGGCGGCACTGGGTACATTTTTGTCTTCACCTTCGTTAGCCCAGCTTGGAACCCCATACGTCGTATCTAGTGGCGGTGGACTACACGTATACTGGCCTTTCTTTGACGAAGTAGATATATCCACATGGAAACCAGTAGCAGAAAATCTTAAGCGCCTCTGTAAAAAAGAAGGACTTCGGATTGACGCTATGGTTACTGGCGATGCCGCTCGGGTACTACGTGTGCCTGACACCCAAAACTATAAACAAGAAAAGCCGCGGTCTGTTGCCATCAAGGTGGTCGGTGTAACGT